TCACGTACCTATCCGCTTGCCAAGCACGTCTTGTAATAAACTGACTGGTGTGCATATCAAACCACCCAGGCGATTCCTGTATGTTAGCATGAGCAAGTCGGGCACGTCCGCCGGATTGTTTGATTAGGGAGTTGATGTCCTCTATAAGCGTAGCCATACCCCAAGCGATCAATTTCGTTTAATAATCTCCCGCGTTGCCTTAAACGGGAACTTCTGACCATCGACATATTTTACTGTGATACCGTTTTTACCAGACGATTCAATCTCGAATCGGGTCCCATCGGCTGCATGGTTTATGTCCGTTAGGAATTGCTCCCTGTACATACGGTTACGCTTAAATTGATAGATACCCGGGAAGTTAGGAGAGTAGGAAACAAAGTCTATCCACTGCCTTTCAGTGATAAGAAGATAGCCTATACACTGCCAGTAATATTCCTTTAAATCAGACTTCATATCCTGGGTAATCATATGTTCCAAGTGCGCGGTAATTGTGTAAGGACATTTGATCTCAATTATCCCGTCGACACCGATTAACCCGTCAGGAGATCCGCCAAAGTTTTCACCAAATGGAATGTAACCTGAATCAACGACTTGGACTTTTTGCAAGTGCTGATAAATACCTTTTGCGATAGGCTCGTGATCGTTGCCCCAATCGGTGTAACGTGAATTAAAATCCTCTTTGGCTCGCTTGCCAGTTATCCGCTCGGCAACACATTCCTTAACATAGGTTAACGCCCCTTCGGATAAATTCCCAGCTTCTTTGTCTGCCTTTAATTTAGGTTCGCTTAATAATCGCCATAGCTGACTACTGGAGAACCGCCCTAACCTTTCGTTTACCCAAACCTCGTTTTGCTGGAGATCGTTTTTTTGTCCTGTGATCTGCATTACTGTTGCCCCTTCTCTATGTCATCCATAGGAACCTCTTTCGAGTACATCCCGTTAAACTCAACATCAGATCCGCCATCGGTGAATAATTTACCCAACTTAGAAGCTGCGTTTTTGAGTGCTAATGATTCAGCAGCCGGAGCGTTCTTTTGGATAGCATCCTGGATAATGTTTTCAATCTCCAGCGGCTTGCTTCCCGACTTTAACTGAATAGGCCATGCCCCAACACCTGAAAGGTTGCGGGTCCGTCCTGTAATTGGGTTAACGATTGAAAGTGTACCATAAACCAATATTGAATTAGCCATGATAGAAACGTTTTTAATGTCCCAATCGTAATCCTGAAAGATCGTAACCAGGTTGTTTTTAACGCGCTCAATTGGTTGGTAGGTGTTCCCGTTGTGCTTTTTTAGCCATGACGCTGGAGGCTGTGAATTTAGCAACGTATTAAGGCTATCCATTTTAACGGACAATCCTAAATCCTTTACGATTGCGGGAAGATTTGGTTTGGTGTTTTTTTCGTTTGCCATGTGGCGTAAACTCATCGGGTTCGAGTCTGGAACGCCTCTCCCCCTAATGAGCATTTTTTGAGTGTTATCGATACCGGTTCCAGTCGGTGTAACTAATATACAAAAATTATTTATTATGAATGCGTCTTAATGGAGTTTCTATAGACTTTTCTATTGACCATTCGTAATTTAACCTTGATCTTATTACAGATACACGTATACCGACTTTTTCAGAAATCTCCATCAGGTTAACACTTTCACCATTATAGATAACTACCATTGAATTTCTTCTGTTTCTTGCTTGAACAACCATTGTTGTCCATCGACAATTTGACGGCTCATAGTTTCCATTGTTGTCAACTCTATCTATGGTGAGGTTATCTTTGTACCCATTTTCAAGTGACCATCTTTGAAATTCGCTATAATTGTTGACCCAACTATCGAAAACTATAACGCCTCTACCACCATATCGAAAATAGTTTTTATTGTTTTCGTTATAACACCTGGATTTCATCCCTCTCCATATTCTATATATTCTTGAATATTCGCCACGAGTTTGACCATGAGTTTTTAGTTTTCTCTTAGCGCATCCGCAGCTACTTACCTTGCCATTCCTCATTTCCCAAATTCTCTTGTTGCAAGTATTCCCGCAATCACAAAGACACTCATAAACCGGAGCTTTACCTTTTAAATGGCTAAACCTTACAACCAATAACTGCCCGTATATTTCGCCGTCTGCGAACTTCGTAGTTTTCATATTACTTCGCTTTCGCAAGTTTCTTACTCTTCATCTCAATAATCTTACCCGCTTCCTCCAGCAGTGCGCGGGGTTTGCGCATGGTATTCACAGCCGGAATAACCCAGCCATGTTCAGTACACACGGCTTTCCCGGTTGGGTCAAATTCACCGTCGTGTTTCAATTGTGTCTGATTCGGATTCGCCGTCGTTGCTATGCGTATTCCGGTTAGGTAGTGGGAGAGTTTCATTTCGAAAAGGTTTGAATATGTGACTTATCTAAATATTGGCTGTCTGTAACCCTAGCCGTACCATCGTTATTATCAATGTAATCAACCGGCCATGCTTTGTTTTTGTCTGGACTTCCATCGCAAATCTTCTTAGCTTCATCGTATGTGAATTGGTGAGCTTTTTCCAATTTTGCTGTGTATCCTTGACTATTTAATGCCCAAAATAATATCGAGTTTCCTAAGTATCCTGAGTGTGTGTTTTGGATGTAGTATTTCATACTTTTCATTTTTAGTTATTAGGGGGTGGGGTTAAATAAGTCCGGCTCTTTGCATCATTTCTTCAATGGTCGGCTGTTCCGGTTGTTGTTTTTTACGCTTTAGATTTGCCAGCCTTGCACTACCTTCAAAGTATTGCCACTGCTTTACGTTGGGTAGTTTAGACTGAATTTCAAAGGCTCTACCTTGGGACTTGCACTTCATAGACTTTCTGTGAACATTGCCGTGCTTGTCGTATTGGTCAATTATTACACGCCCCATTATTTATCCTCCCCATGAAACGCCTTACCCATTCTTTCAGGGTTCATTTCCGTTAATATTCGTTCATTATTCGTCACCGGATCATGCCCGGTTGCTTTTTTCAAGTCGTCAAGTATCTCACGCAGGAAAGCGGTTTCAGATGCCAGACGCGGGAAGATGCTGTTTAGGACTATGCGATCTTCGATTTTGCGGATGAGGGGTTTCATGGTTGTTGTTTATTAAGTTCTGCGATAAGGGCATCGGCCATATACACCGACTGTTCGACCATATAATCCACCACCTGTTTTTTGGGACACCAATCGGGACTATCGGGGTCTATGCTTGCCAGCAATCCCTGCATAGCAAGTCCGGCAAAGTGTTCGCGTTTGGTTAGGCCACCATTAACCTCATGGCGTTGCAACTCTTTAAAGTATCTAGGATTACCAACAGCCTCCTTAATTGAGGTGTTTCCGGCTATTGATGCATTAGGTTCTGTTTTCATACCTCTAATTTTAAATTTCAATTACTCCGTCACCTTTGCAACGCTGGCAGATAACAATAGTGCAAGGACATTCACAATCATTGCAGATGCCAGACGTTACAGTAGACCCGCAACACCCGCTCCATGCTGGAGAACCGTCACAATCCGGGCACTCCATTATTGATTCTTCGCGTGAATCATTCGGCTCGAACTGGTTGTTCCAGTTTTCAGCTATAAATGAATCGTTTCTCATCCTACACCAAATTAATAACAGCTATCACCGTAGTGACTAATAAGTAAATTCCGAGTAATGTTCCGATTAAGGTTTTCATAATGTTTTGGTTTTGTTTGATGATGTAAAGGTAATACCCTGAATCAATACAAATGTCATAGAAATGTCATGAATGAAAATAAAATGAAATCATGCCGATTTAGTTATTCTCATAACCAATGAATAGTGAACCCCTAATTGACTAGCTACCTGTTCAGCTACCGCCGTTCTTTGGGACCCCTCAATACTCATTAATACTTTGTAAGCCGCTTTTATTTCGGCATTGCGCTTTTCTTTATGCGCGGTGATACTTGTTTTTACTGCTTGCATAATCTTAGTTGTTTCTTGCAAATGTAATCAATCGACTTTTAAACTGCAAACATTTTATTTTCAAATATATTTGTTTGGTAAATAAATAGTCTTTACTATTGCATATCAAACAACGCGGAAACTTATCCAGCTACTATGAGAAAGATTTAATAACCAAGTGACGGACAATCCAGGATTTGATGTCACAATTTGAGATGTATGAAAAACCCCGCACTGAAATAAATGCGGGGTTTCTGGGTAAATCTCCACCCAAAACATGGAAAAGACGAAGGAAGAAATATGAGCAATTTACAAAGGCGAACCAATGCCTGTTACGGTATTGAATGCTGGTTAAGAAAGCAGGGATTAAAAGCTACTAAAAAGAGCGTTTCAGATTTGACTGCTAATTTCTTAAGGTCAAAAGGTTTACCATACTCGAAATTTAATCCGAGATACAAAGGCTTATTTTATGCAGCTATTAATAACGCAGAGGCTATCCAAGAGCATTTCTCAGAGTTTAAAAGCTATGTATTAAATTTAGACAAAACCCTTAACCCAACAAAAGACTGATATGAAAAAGATAAGTACCCTATATAAAAAGAACCCCGAAAACTTAGGACGGGTAATTAATGAGATTGATCCTGCTAATATGTGGGTATTCGATGAAGGAGTAAAAGCCACTCAAAAACATGACGGTACGGCTTGCGCAATAATCAATGGGTTGTTGTATAAAAGATATGATGTTAAGAAGGGCAAAATTGTTCCTGAAAACGCTATACCCTGTCAAGACCCTGATGAAGTAACCGGCCATTGGCCTCATTGGGTATTATGTGAAATAGATAATCCTGCTGATAAATGGCATTTTGATGCGTTCAATTACGCTCCAAAACTAGCAGACGGAACGTATGAGCTTTGTGGCCCAAAAATACAAGGCAACCCCGAAAGATTAAGCGATCATTATTTAATTCTTCATGGTAAGCACGAATTGAAAATAGAAATAGACTGGGGTTTTATAGGCGAATACCTGAAAGTAAAAGATATTGAAGGAATTGTTTTTCACCACCCTGACGGTCGTATGTGCAAAATTCGTAAATCTGATTTTGGTATAAAGAGATGAATATGACCCCCACAACCCGCCGCCAATTAACCCTAATCGCATTGATATTGTTTTTGTGCTGGTATTTAACTTAGAATTATGGAAAAAATAATCTGTTCAGCAATTTGGTACAAAGAACTTGCAACTCCTGTTCATAGACCCGCTAATATAGATATTGGGGTTGTCGTATGTGGTCATAGGCACCCGCACATAATTGGATCTGTCAATATTTTGGCTGGCAGGGTTCAATCATTAATGGGCGAATATGTTCAGGGTTTTTTAACAGATAAGAACCGTTTTGTTGATAGGCGCGAAGCCATGTCTATAGCATTTAAGGCAAAGCAATTAATCAGGGTTGTTACGTCACCAGATTTATTTTCAGAAGATATTTACTAACTTAATAACATGAAACTCAAAAACCCCCTAACCTACATCTGGTCTATCCTCTTCCCCAAGCGCGACCACCACCTCCAAACCCGCCTAAAGATCATTGCGGTGATCAACAAAATTAAATGGGCGGTCGATTCGCCGGTAGCGTCTGCAATTACGGATGCGATACCTGGCAGAACGGATGATGCAATACTGGAATGGATTCGTAAAGCGTTGCCGGTGATCCTTAAATCATTTGCATTAACCGACTACGGGTTAAACGCTCGTGTAGACATTCCTAATGCCGTAGAAACGCTTAAAGTATTAATGAGTATTGAGGGGTCCCAAAGAACGGCGGTAGCTGAACAGGTAGCTAGTCAATTAGGGGTTCACTATTCATTGGTTATGAGAATAACTA